ATTTGAAACGCCCATTCGGCTGAATGAACGCCATGAATTTCCCTTTGTGCTTATCAAAGCAAACGCCCTTATACCCCGTTGTATTTGAGCGTGGCTTTGCCGAATTCTGCGTATTGCAGCGCTGTGTTGTGATGCGCAGATTGCTTCTGCGGTTATCATCAGGATGTCCGTTGATATGGTCAACTACTCCGTTAGGGAATCCCATCAGCAAGCGATGCAACTTGATTGAGCCGTGGTCTTTGTTATTTGCAAGCGCATAGCCCTCTTTTGTAACAGACCAGTTATAACGAGAGACAATGGAAAAGTCGTCCGTATCAAAAATGAACGAACGACCGCTTTTCACTGTACACTTCATATAATCATCGACTGCTTCATATCGGGCAGCACAATGACCGCAGGTTTTGGTATGACCGCTTCTCAGATATGAACCTCTGACCTCAGCTACATTTCCGCAGTCACATTTGCAAAGCCATACTGTATCCCGCCCTTTGTACATACCACAGGGCGATAATACTGTAAGACTGTTGCATTTAGCTCCTGTCATATCAAACTTCGTTATCATCACCGCCTTTATCATACGCAGCCCCCGCCATATTCAGCGGAGTCATGCTTCCGTTAACCATAAAGGTATTGCCGCCTTCCTCATCCGGGATAACATTCATATCCTCAAGCGTTCTCACATCATTCGGGCAAAGGAAGCTGTTCTGGATTCCAATGCTGTAGCCCTGCATACGACTTGCGTAATCGCCACGCAGCAGCCCTTCCACGTTGAATTTGATGAAGTAGCGTCCCTTTTCCGAATCCGAAAGCAGAGCCTTCTGCAAGCCTTGTTCCCAGCGCACCAGCCACGGATCAAGTGTATACTTGACGAATTCCAGCGACAGATGCTCGATGTTGGAGAAGGTGGCGTGGTCGAGGTCGCCGATCATGTGCAGCGGTACTCGGTAGAGCCTTGCGATCTCCTCGATCTGGAATTTACGGGTTTCAAGGAACTGCGCCTCATTATTCGGAATGGAGATGGGCGTGTATTTCATGCCCTCCTCCAAGATCGCTGTCTTGTGCGCATTGCTGCTGCCGTAAGCCCGCTGCCACGCCTCACGCACACGCTCCGGATTTTTTATCACGCCCGGATGCTCCAGCACCGCAGAGGGCGCTGCGCCGTTTGCGAAGAAGGACGAGCCGCACTCATCACAGGCGACCGCAAGACCGAGAGCATTTTTCGCCATAGCAATGGGGCTGTATCCGACCAGACCGTCAAAGCCCAGTCCCGGAATATGCAGCACCTGTTCCATCGGCAGAATGATCTCGCCCTGCAGCCTGAAATTAGGGTTGTGTTCGTCGTACCGGCTGTAGCGGTAAATGAGCCTTCCGCGATCGTCGCGGTCAACACGCACCTTATCAGGCATCAGCGGATACAGTCCTATGACATCACCTCTGCCGTTTCGGATAATCTGCGCATAGGCATTGCCATAGATCAGCAGATGTGCCATGAGCGTTTCACGGAAAACGAACGACGTCATTTCGGGATTCGGCTGATCGTGAAGCAAAAAATATAGCGGGTGCCTCGGCACTCGCTCTTTTCCGTTATCAGTGTATTGGTAGACGTGCAGTGGCAGTTGAGCAATTGCCTCCGACAGCACTCTCACGCAGGCATAAACTGCGATGATCTGCATTGCCGTGCGGTCGTTGACACGCTTACCTGCCTGTGTCCGTCCGAAGAAATAACTGTATGACGGGCTGTCGTAGCTGTCCTTCGGCTTGTCCCGTGACCGGAACAGTCCGCTGAAAATGCCCATGAGCATCACTCCTCTCGTTGACTTTGGGTATGGGCTTGTGATATAATCATTACATTAACTCTCCATAGTTGGGGAGTGACATATGGCTATAAATCTGATATAATCGAGGTACAGGAGTTATGACAAAGAAAAACGACTTTGCATACAGGCTAAAGCAGCTACGACTTGAAAGAAAATATACGCAAGAAGATTTAGCTGCTATAGTAAAGGTTTCAACGAAGACAATAGGAAATTATGAGCAAAGAATTAGTGAACCACAAGCTGTGTTATTATTAGCTTTGGCTCAAGCTTTAGATGTAACTCCTGATTATCTTTTATTAGGAGAAAATCATATGAAAACCTACACCTGCGCAATCATAGCTGAACTTGAACAGCTCACCACATTCGATCAAATCAAGCAAATCAAGGACGAGGAATTGAACTCAACAATTGTATCGCATTTAGAATTATCAGATGATCTTGTTGATACAATCCGAAATAAATGGAATGATTCTATTTTCAAAAAAAGTTACTGTACCAGACCTTATGTGCAAGAAGTAATTTTGAAATATTGTCAAAACAGACAGAAATATATCAATGCATTTAGTCTTAATGATGGAATGATTGTGCATTAAAGTACCAACAAATCTCTCTCATCATAAATGCTGTCGCCGGTGTCGTTTCCGCAGCGAATTGCACGGTCAAGCGCCATAATCGTGGCGACCGTTCCGTCGATCTTCTCGGTGGACTTTTCCTTGTCTGGCTTGATGTTGCCCGCCGGATCACGCTTGATGAAAATGTTGTCCATATTCCAGCGCAGTACCGGATGCCCGTTGTGGGCGATCTTCTGTTCCAGTGTCAGCTTCATCAGCTCTTTGGTCGGCGGCGACATATCACGGTAGCCCTGACCGAACTGCACCAGCGTGAAGCCCAGTCCCTCAAGGTTCTGGCTCATCTGCACAGCACCCCAGCGGTCGAAGGCGATCTCCCGGATATTGAACCGGGTACCCAGTTCGTCAATGAAGTTTTCGATGAAGCCGTAATGCACGACATTTCCCTCGGTGGTCATCAGGAAGCCCTGCCGCTGCCAGAGGTCATACGGCACATGGTCGCGGCGTACACGGAGGTCAAGCGTTTCCTCCGGCAGCCAGAAGTACGGGAGAATATAATAATGGTCGTCCTCGTCAGTTGGCGGGAACACCAGCACGAATGCCGTGATGTCCGTGGTCGAGGACAAGTCCAAACCGCCATAGCAGACACGCCCTTCCAGCAGCGATTCGTCGAAATCGACCTTGCAGGCGTCCCACTTGTGCATCGGCATCCAGCGGACGGTCTGCTTCACCCATTGATTCAGACGGAGCTGCCGGAAGGCGTTTTCTTCGCCGGGATTCTGCTTGGCGGATTCGCAGGCGGCTTCCACCTTGTCCATGCCGATGGTCTCACCGAGGGACGGATTTGAATTCTTCCAGACCTCCGGAGAAGTCCAGTCGGCATCATCCGGAGCGCCGTAGATGACCGGATAGAAGGTCTTGTCGATCTTGCGCCCTTCCAGAATATCCTGCGCCTTCTGGTGCTGTTCGTAGCAGATGGAATTGGTGTCCGTGCCAGCTGTCGTGATAAGGAAATACAGTGGCTGCATTCGTGCATCGCCGGAGCCTTTCGTCATTACGTCAAAGAGCTTCCGGTTGGGCTGGGCATGAAGCTCGTCCATAACCACGCCATGAATATTAAAGCCGTGCTTGCTGTATGCCTCAGCGGAAAGAACCTGATAAAAACTGTTCGTAGGAACATATACGATACGTTTCTGCGCCGTGAGTATTTTCACCCTTTTGGCGAGTGCTGGACACATCCGCACCATATCGGCGGCGACATCAAAAACGATAGATGCCTGCTGACGATCGGCGGCAGCGCCGTACACTTCAGCGCGTTCTTCGTTGTCGCCGCAGGTAAGCAGCAATGCGATAGCGGCAGCAAGTTCAGATTTTCCGTTCTTTTTCGGTATCTCGACGTATGCTGTATTAAATTGCCGATACCCATTCGGCTTCAAAATTCCAAATAGATCACGAATGATACGCTCCTGCCAGTCGATCAGCTCGAACGGCTTTCCAGCCCATGTACCTTTCGTATGGGATAGGCATTCAATAAAACTGACGGCATAATCGGCGGCGGCTTTATCATAATGCGAGTCGGCTGCCATAAATTCCGTCGGTGTATAATCTTTCAGTTTTCGCAATGATATCACCGCCATTATGCAGAATCGGGGAAGTTAAGTTTTGCGAACCTACCAAACAAACGGTATGCAGCTTTATCTCTCGCACAAGCAGCTTCCTCTGCCGATGAAAAAAGTCCGAGATATATTTTCTTTCCGCAATGATGAATGTATGCTTCGTACCGTCCGACCGACTTTAGCAAGCTGACACCGTAATATCCGCTTGTGTTGGTGTTGCGCATTTTCTGGTTATACATATTTTGCTGATGGGAGCAGATGCGCAGATTGCATCTGCGGTTGTCCATTTTATCACCGGAAATATGATCAACATCACAGGCAGGCGGTGGCTGCATCAGGAAACGATGCAATGTTACAGTCTTTTGCCCTTCTTCCGACCTGCGGCTTGTTTTCATCACGGGGTATCCGCGCTTGCTCTTCCACCAAGTATGCTCAGATACGGCGGAAAAATCAGAGCTGTCAATGATAAACGAACTGCCGTCAAGAAAGAAAATATTACAGCTTTTGCCGTCATCCGAGTAGCGATAACTGTTGCGCATTACATCAACTCCTTTGCCAAAAGAAAAAGCCCGTATTTGCATACGAGCCGAAAATATGGATGAGAAAGGCGGCTTCCTTCCGGTTGCCGCCTTTGTGTTTTAGTTGTACTCGTGCATCAGAATCGCCAGTGCCATCTCCGCTGCCTCGTTCTGCGGTGGAACATCCAGCCCCCGGTCGTAGTTGTAAACAACCTCGCCGCTGATCTTCAGCGTTGCCTTGCTGATCCTGCCGCCGTCGATTCCGTACTGGCTGCCCTCATCGTAGGCTTTCACCCAGTAGTGAACCACCGTGTACTTTCCGTCGCCCTTCGGAACTCCAATCGTACCTTCGTGCCACATATTTTTTTCCTCCGTTTTTCGTAGTTTTCGGTGGGCTTTGCCCTTCCGTTGTACACATATTAACTCTAAACGGCGGATATATCAAGTGTGAGTAATAACAATGATCTCTGCGGTATTTTTCGCTTGTTTGTGTACTTTACGCCCGCCCGCAGGAGCCGCGTAAATGCGCTGTGTGTGGCGCTATTTCTGCTGGCATCAGTTTGCGCGGAACCGGCTGCCCGCGCACAGGGCGGCGCTGTGCCGCCTCGGTGGGGCGACCGGCTTATCTGCCGGTCATCCATTCCCACTCGCTTTCGCAGGCTGCTGCGTAGTCTTCGTCAAAAAGGACATCGTCGTCAATCCATTCGGTTTCGTACTCGATCTCCTCGATGCCCTCGAAGGTCGTGCCGTTTGCGGCTGCGTCCTCCTGCGCAAGGCTGTCGGCGTTTTCTTCAACCCAAGCCCTGAAGTCCTCTGCGTCGAGGTCGTCCTCGTTCTCGATCTCCAGTTCGTAGCCTTCCTCTTCGGTGTCGTACCAAAGGATCGTGGCGCTTTTGATCGCCTCGCGCTCGTTCCAGTCGTCTCTGCCTGCCATTGCTCTTGCCTTTGCCATTCCGTAGCTGATCATTGTTTTTTCCTCCGTGTTTCGTAGTTTCCGGCGGGCTTTGCCCTTCCGTTATGTACATATTAACTCTAAAAGCACATAATAGCAAGCCGCTAAAACTACAGAAGATACGGAAAAAATGTGCGGCGGATGTTGTGTATATTACACCCGCCGCTTTTCTGTTATTCGCCGAGGGGAATCGGCATAAGGATGTTTCCGACCAGCACGAAATCGTATGCCTGCCGGAAGAACTCTGTGTACTTCTCGGTCAGCTCCTGCGGCAGGTCGGTGAAGTCATCCTCGCCCAAGCCGCAAAGGAAGAACGTACCTTTGATGACGCCGTAGCCCTTGATCGGGCGGTTCCACTTCTGCTCCGGATGGTAGAGGGCTTCCTCCTCGCACACCAGTGCGACCGGATCATCGAAGGGGTAAATCGCCTGAATGTATCCGCCGACCGTCTGCTGCAGGCTTTCAAGCTCTCCGCTGATCTCCTTTGCGTAGGGGCGCTTGCCCGGTTCAACAACTAAAATGTTCATGTGAATGCTCCTTTTGCTTTATTCCGCTTCTCCTGCGGTAGTGA